AGCTGTTCCATCAATTACATAGTTTGCTTCAACCTTGTACTCGTGAGACTGTAGAGAACTCATATTGCCTTCATTCATATGAATTAATTTGAATGCATAAAATTCTGTCAAATCAAGCCATAATTCATAGCCCCAAGGTTTGTCAACTTTGTAATTTGATAAAGATAATTTAAATGGCTTTTGGCTATCAATTTTTGAAACATATTCTTCTAAACATTTTTCGATGTCGTTCTTTGTTTCTTGTGTCAAATTAATCATACGTACCTCTTTATTTAGTAAATCCAATACTACATTATACCTTTATTTTAAATGTATAATTCTATCAAGAGTTCAAATATATGATTCAATCCAAACCCACTATTTTTTGCGATATTGATGGAACATTAATTCAACATAGGCCTTTATCTGAATCTTGCAAAAAGAATCATCAGATGATTCTTTTACCAGGAACAATCGAAAAAATTACTGATTGGGATAGAAAAGGTTATAAAATTATTCTAACAACTGGACGTAAAGAATGTATGAGAGAAGCCACTGAAGTTCAACTTGCTGAAGCTGGGATATTTTATGATCAACTTGTAATGGGAATTGGCGGAGGACCAAGGTATTTGATCAACGATAAAAAACCAGATGGGGAAAATGCTTGCTTTAGCATCTCTTTAGACAGAAATGTTGGCATAAAGGATGTGGATATCTAAAATGATTTTGTTCTTTAATGTATATTTGACAAATGAAGCTCCAAAAGGTCACGGATTAGGTTTTGTAAACAGAGATAATGCCAAACTATCTGACAAACTTGATGTCTTTAAATACAATATTGCAAGTTTATCAAACATTTATAGCTGGAAAAAAGTAATCATAAATTGCAAACTAGATGATTATTTCTCTCTAAGAGAACAAGAACTTCACGATTTTATAAAATCAGAATTTACAAATGTAGAATTACATCTACGAAATTATCGTAATGAAACTCAAGGTCAATGGCAATCTGATTACGATCTTTTAGATGACAATTTGATTTGGTTTTCTTGTAACCATGATCATATATTCATAGATACTAATTTAGAATATTTTAATTCTGTTATTGATGAATTGAAAAATAAGGATGAATATTTTTCAATTAGAGTTTCTCACTGGCAAGAGTGTATAGCAGAAGCTTCGAAATTCAATGCTTTATCAAGTTACAATCACAAATTGCACGATAAATTTTTAACATATAATATTCCGCATTTAGATTCAATACAAATTATAACAAAAATGACTTATCATCATTGGTGGTTTGATTATAAATTACCTGAAAGAAACTGGGGCAGACCTGATTATTTTGAAAATTATATAAATCACTTCGTACCAATCAAACATGGGTTATGGCATGTTCCGTTCAGAGAATGGTGCAGACATTTTGATGGTTATCAACAATGTGTTCACCCATATGACAATAGAAAAATTCCTGTACTTGAAATTCCTGATGGTTTTTTTAAAAATGATATAAAAATTTATTATGGACCAAATTATAAAGAAGGATATACCAATATAGATCCATTCTCAAAGATTACAAAAATAACTGATGATACAAAATGCGACTTGAATATTGATATAAATTCAGTTCCATTATTTTGGCTACCTAGAATTTCTGAATTTATAAATGATTATCCTGGCAAAGAACTTATAACAAAATCTATACACAAAAGTAGAATTTTAGCTACTTTGCATGATGTTGGTTTTGAGCTTAAAAACAGAATAGGAAAAAACTACTAATATGAAAATCGCATATGTCACAGGTTGTTTGGGCTTTATTGGTAGACATGTCACTCAATGTCTTTTAGAAAAAGGATGGTATGTTTACGGTATTGATAATTGCACTTATGCATCAGATCTAAATTGTATTGAAAGTTTTTCTTCTAATAAAAATTTTAAATTTGAAAATAAAAATATTTGTGAAATTGATAGACTTGTAGATTGTGATTACTTCATAAATATTGCTGCTGAAACTCATGTTGATAATTCTATAAGAGATAGTAAAGTTTTTGTAGATTCTAATATTCATGGTGTTCATAATATTTTAGAATTGTTAAAAGTTTACAAAAAAGAAGGTTATGTTGTTCCACGATTTATTCATTTTAGCACTGATGAAGTATATGGTGACATTTCAGATGGAGAACATATTGAAACTGATATTTTAAAACCTAGTAATCCTTATTCAGCAACAAAGGCTGCTGCTGATCAACTTATCATAGCTTGGTCTAGAACATACAATATACCATATAATATTATCAGGCCTACAAACAATTATGGAGTAGGTCAATATGTAGAAAAACTAATTCCAAAAACTTGTAAATTTTTAGGATTAGGGAGAAAAATACCTCTTCACAATCAAGGCACTCCTATACGAAATTGGTTACATGCCAAAGATACAGCTAGAGCAGTTATGGCTATTATTGAATCAGGATCAAGCAACGAAATTTACAATGTAGCTGGTGGATTCGAACAATCTAATATTGATACTGTCAAAAAAGTAATTAATACTTATTATGGAAAAGAGATGTCCAATTACGGAGATTTTATAAACTTTGGCATTGAAAGGCCTGGACAAGATGTTAGATATGCATTGAATGATGAAAAAATTCGCAGCTTGGGATGGAAGCCATTATGTGTTTTTGATGAAGAAATCAAACATATTGTTGAATATTACAAAAACAACTTCATTTGGTAAAATATAAATATGAATAACAGAGAATTTGAATGTGTAAGAATTCTTACAGACTTGGTTGAAAACTATGGACTTGTTGGAATAAAAACAAGTTTTGAGGATGAAGGCGCCAGTTTCAATGAAGTTCTTAGACTCAAAGAAATTTGTAATCAATCAAAAACAAAAGTCACATTGAAAATCGGTGGGCCAGAAGCTATAAGAGATATCAAAGACTCTATGATCATTGGTGTCAAAGGCTTAGTTGCTCCAATGGTTGAGTCTGAATTTGGGCTACAAAAATTCATAGGAGCAGTGAATGCTAATTTGCCAAGCGAAGTAGTTAGCTCTTTACAATTAAACGTAAACATTGAAACTATCACTGCAGTTTTGGGCATTGATAAAATTCTGTCAAACCAAAACGCTTCTTCTTTATATGGAGTTACTGTTGGAAGAGTAGATTTAGTTTCTTCAATGGGTGCGGATAGAAACCATGTAAATTCTGAAGAAGTTTACAATATGGCTCATGATGTTTTTGAAAGAACTAAGAAGCTAGGAGCTAAAGCTTGTATTGGTGGTGCTGTTTCAATTGATTCATTGGATTTTTTGAAGAAATTACACTCCGAAAAACTTCTTGATAAGTTTGAAACAAGATATGCAATATTTGATCCTTCAATTACACTAAAGAATTTATCTAGAGCGCTTTTTAAGGCTCAAATGTTTGAATATGAATGGCTTACAAATAAAATGGAATATTATCAATCTCAAGCCAGTCAAGATGAATCCAGGGTCAAAATGATTCAAGCTCGTATAAATAAGTCAGCTTCTGAATTATGAGAATACTTATCACTGGTGGGTCAAGAGGCATAGGCAGTGATATTTGTGAAATTTTCAAAAAAGATGGTCATGAAGTTATTGCTCCAACTCGTGAAGAACTTGATTTGTCTCAACCCTTTTCTTTTATTCCAGACAAAATTGATATCTTGATAAATAATGCTGGAATTAATATAATAGATTCTCTTTTTGAAGGTGAGAATTATGAAGAAATAATGACAGTAAATTATTTCTCGCCTTTAAGATTATTCAAACTTTGCTTACCTCATATGAAGAATCAAAATTATGGTAGGGTTGTAAATATTGGAAGTGTATGGGTAGATTATGCAAAGCCTGGTAGATCCTCATATAGTGCTAGTAAAAATGCCTTACACTCTCTTACAAAAGCTATAACTGCTGAATATGGTACTTATAATATTTTGGCAAACACTGTGTCTCCTGGATTTTTTATCACGGATATGACTTTTCAAAATAATACAGAAGAAGATTTGAAAGATTTAAGAAGTAAAATTCCACTTGGTAGATTGGGATATACAAATGAAGTTGCAGATTTAGTATATTACTTGAGTGTAAACAATTCATATATTTCTGGTCAAAATATAGTGATAGATGGTGGTTATTCATGTACAGCCAAATAGATGTCAAATCAAAAATCAAAGATTATTCTATAAAGTTTACAAGTATTGATGAAGTTTACAAACTGATTGGTGAAGACTATCATTTAGCAGTAGTAGATAGCAATATTACAAAGTATTTTCCTAAATTTGAATTGGGTGACATCATAGTCGTAGACACAAATGAAGACTTGAAATCATGGCGTGGTTTAGAAAAAATATTTGACGAATTTGCTGCAAAAAAAGTCAATACGCAAACTAAACTTGTAGTTATTGGTGGTGGAGTTCTGCAAGATGCTGTAGGTTTTTGTGCTTCTGTTTATTGTCGAGGCATTGAATATTATTTAGTTCCAACAACATTGCTTTCTCAAATAGATAGCTGTGTTGGTGGCAAAACTTCTATCAATTATGGTTTAAGAAAAAATATTCTTGGTACATTTTATCCTCCAAAAGAAATTCTTGTTTGTGAAGATTGGCTTTGTGGTTTGAGTAAAGAAAACTTTTGCAGTGGCTTGGGAGAACTCTTCAAATTTGATATTTTGAGAAATAAAATTCAAGAATCAAAAGTTGTTGATTTAATTTCTGGAAATGAAAATGTTCTTGATCACATTTATAAAAGTTTGAGTTATAAAATTTCTATTTTAGAAATTGATGAATTTGATAAAAAAGAACGTAAATATTTAAACTTTGGTCATACTTTTGGTCATGCTTTAGAAATTACTTCAAAATATAAACTATCACATGGTTATGCAGTAGCGATTGGGTGTTTAATAGCCTTGAGAACAAGTGAATTATATTATAATTGTAACTACAAAGATTATTATGTAACATTGAGTATTGCAAAAAAACTTTTAGAAAATACAATATCTATAAAGAAAAAATGGTTTGATTATGATGCATTGATGGAATGTGTAAAATCAGACAAGAAAAATACTGGCTGTTTAAATATGGTGCTAATAAAAGACAATAATCCAGTAGTTCAAAAAATTGATGATTATTCTATAATTAAAGAGGCACTGGAAAACGTATATGAAGCTCTCAGACTATGTAATTAAATTTCTCAACGACAATTATGATGTTGATACAATTTTCACTTTGTCAGGTGGGGGTTGTATTCATTTAATTGACTCACTAGGCAAATCAGAAAATGTAAATTACATAGCAACACATCATGAACAAGCTGCTGCAATTGCTGCGGAAGGTTATGCACGTAAGAAAAACAAGTTGGGAGCCTGCCTAGTAACTTCTGGTCCTGGAGGTACAAATGCTCTTACTGGTACTCTTTGTAGTTTTTTAGATTCTATTCCAGTAATTGTAATTAGTGGGCAAGTTAACAAATCTTTAACAACCAATTATACAAATCTCAGTTTAAGACAATTAGGTGATCAAGAATTTGACATTGTAAAAACTGCCAAAACTATGACAAAATATGCTGTTCAAGTTAATGATGCAGAAGAAATCAGATATCATTTAGAAAAAGCTTGTTATTTAGCAACTAGTAAAAGACCAGGACCTGTTTGGATCGATATACCACTTGATGTTCAATCCGCTCAAATTGATCCATCAAGATTAAAACCATTTATTCCTAACATATTTGATTTTGCCCCCAAACACCATGATTATGTTTCAATTGTGAATAAATGGAATAGAGCAAAAAAACCATTATTAATAGTTGGAAATGGAGTAAGACTTTCAGGTGCAATTGAATCATTATTTGAATTATTGGATAAAACGAATATTCCAGTAATTACTGCAGTTAATGGAAATGATATTGTAAACGAATCTTATCCCTATTATTTTGGAAGATTTGGAACTCATGCACAGATTTGTGCTAACAAACTTATTAATGAGGCAGATTTTATAATTTCCATTGGATCAAGATTATATGTAAGACAAATTGGTTACAATTTTGACGATTTTGGTAAAAATGCATACAAAATAGCTGTAGATATCGATCAAAATGAACTTGACAAACCCACATTGAGACTTGATGAAAAAGTGTGTGAAGATGCTAAAAAATTTATCAATGACTTAAATAAAGTTTTTATTAACAAATGCTCCAAAGACTGGTTGCAATATTGTGAATCATTTAGATCGCCAAGTGTCTTAGACAAACATAGAAATAAAACAGATTATGTTAGTAATTATCATTTGATTGAAAAATTATCTGAAATACTGCCCCAAAAATACGATATTGTGACTAGTGATGGTTCTGCAAATGTAGTCACAATGCAAGTAGCTAAGCTCAAAGGTGATCAAAGACTAATAACTAATACAGGTTGTGCTCCAATGGGCTATGGACTTCCTTGCGCAATTGGTGTTGCTTCTACTGGGCAAAAAACATTATGTATTGAAGGTGATGGTAGTTTGCATTTAAACATTCATGAACTTCAAACTATGATGCACAATAAATTGCCGATAAAGTTACTGCTTTTAAACAACGATGGTTATTTATCTATCAAAGTAACTCAAAAATCTTTTTTCAATGGGTATTATGTGGCTTCAGAAAAATCTAGTGGAGTGACTTTTCCAGATTTCAAAAAAATTGCAGATGCATACAGTATTCCATATTTTGAAATAAAAACAAATAATGAAGTTAGTAAAGTTTTAGAAAACTTTTTAGCATTTAATGGTCCTTGTATTTGTCAAGTTTTTACTGATCCAGATGAAATTTTTGAACCTAAAGTAGTAGCAAAGATGGATGAAAATGGCAGGTTTATTCCAGGGTGTTTGTCTGAAGCTCAATGGAGTTAATGTGAAAAAAATATTGATAACTGGCAGTGATGGATACGTTGCTAGAAATATAGCTAAAAAATTATGTAATTATGATTTGACAATTACAAATCGATCTAACTTAAATTTGTTAGATGCAAAATCTGTGAAAAATTTTTTTGAACATAAATATTTTGATGCAGTAATTCATACTGCAACTTCAGGAGGAAGCAGACTCAAAGAAGATAATTCAGATGTTTTTTTTGAAAACTGCACAATGCATCAAAACATTTTAGATAATTCTTCCTCATTTAATAAATATATTTCGTTTGGATCTGGTGCAGAATTAGATAGAAGATATGATATTGACCCTTCAGCTGATCTTAAAAGTGCTTTCCCAATTGATCCTTATGGGATGAGTAAAAATTTTATAGCTAAGTCAGGTCTTTTATATCCACATTTTTACAACATTAGAATATTTAATGTATTTGACCAAGATGAATTGTCAAGTAGAATGATAAAAGCAAATATTATAAATTATATAAGTAAAAAACCAATTATAATTCATCAAGATAAATGGATGGATTTTTTTTATATGGACGATTTGTGTGAAGTTGTAAAATTTGCCATCGAATCAAATACAAAACAAAAAATTATCAATTGTTCTTATCAAGAGAAATATAAACTTAGCACAATTGCAGAAATTATCAATCAATTGTCAAGTTACAAAGTTGAAATTGTAATCAATAATAAATCTCTGGGTTTAAATTATTATGGTGATTACAATTTGCATTTATTTGATGTAAATTTATCTGGATTGCATTTGGGTATAACAAATACATACAATAAATTAAGGGATGAATTAAATTGAAAAACTTATTGGTAAACTTTTCTGTTGGAGATAAATGTATTGACTCTTTAGAAGGAGATATATTTCTAAACTCTCTTTCAAAATTCAAGACATTTGAAAAAGCTGTATTTGTAAGCAATGTAAGCCCACATAATATTAAAAAGCTTGAAAAGTATTTTGATATTATCATTCCTAATAATGAAAATCTGTACACAAGCTATTTAGCATTATATAATTGGTTGTCAGAGCACGTTAATGAATATAAGTATGTTATGCACTCTGATTTGCGTGATGTTGTAATTCAAAAAGATCCTTTTGAATTTTTTGAATCAAACCCCGAAATAAATATGTTTTATTCCTTAGAAGGTATGAAAATTACAGAAAATGATTGTAATTTATGGTGGGAGCAAAATCTTAGAACAATTTTAAGATCTCATAATAATTCTTATGAAAATGAATATGTAATTAATGGTGGAATTTTTGGTGGAAAAATTGAACACATGATAAACCATTGCTTGATGATGTTTTCTAATACTAATAGAAAATCTCAATTTTTAGTAATGGATCAACAATTTTTGGGATACTTGAGCCAATATCTAAAAAAGAATCCCAAAAATATGTTATGCCATCCTTACAAAGATACATTTGCTTGTACTGGAGAAGCAATAAAAAGAGATAATGTGGAAGTTTTTTTTGATGGCGAGTATGTTACAAACAAAGATGGTATTCCTTATTGTATTTTTCATCAATGGGATAGAACAGATCTAGCAAATTACTATGTAAAAAAAGAATCAGATACTTTAAGATTCTCTATCTAAATCAAGATCAAGGTCAGCTGCTGTTTCTGGTTTAGCTTCATTTTTAGTTGCTAATATAAGTTGAATGGTTTCAAATTCTTTCATACTAAGATTAGAAAATTCATCTTTACTCATAGAAACTAAACCTCGTGTCATATAATCAATTTCAACAATTAGTGGTGGCACGGGGTATGTTTCTGTATCATTAGGATTATAATATTTTTTTGTTGCAATATAATAGAAATTAGCTTCATCAGCGTTAAGATAAAGATAATTTTGATATTCGACCCATAATTTTTCAATAGTGGCGTGATCTATTTTTTGAAGAAGAGAACTTTCAAAATCTGGAAAATAATCAGTATTTGACTCATTATCATATGCCCTCAAAATTGCAAGATTGAGTATTTCTCTTTTTTCAAATTCAGAATTTTGATATACAATATTGTCCTTTTTTCTGAAAGATTTAGCATCTATCAATAGGCCTTCTTTCCATGTAATTTCACGAACAATGAATTTCACAGAATCAATTGTAATGATATGTACTTTATTTGATTTATTTTTTTCGTAAAACTCAACAAATTCTTTCATAAAAATTCTGATACTCTATAATTCAAAAGGCCATTAAAAGCCGTAAATTCTGTCATTCTTGCAGCAAAATTATACTCAATAAAATATCCAACTCCAGGATCAATAGTAACCCTTGGTTGCTGCCAATCTACATTTTTCATACTGTAGAAAAATACGCTTCCAAAATACATTGTTAGAGATGATGCATTGGTGTCGATAAAACTATAGTTTTGGGGACTAAATAATTTAATAGAACCAGTAACTCTTCTACTACTTAATGAAGCAAATCTTGGCCCAACAATATCACCAAACTCAATAGGTAGATTAGTGCCTATTGAATATCCCGGGTAAGTATATGCAAAATCTACACTTTGTTGTATCGAAAGTGACATACTAACAATTTTGTGAATTGGCATTTGGTTTGGACTATAAGCGCTTTGAACTGCTTTGCCAAAATTTCTAAATGCATCACTACCTGTAAACAAAGCAGGGTAATATGCACAATCGGAAAGGTTTATTGACCTATATTTATCTTGAAAATTATTAAATTCAACAGTATTTGATTGATTATCTTGTTCATTCAAGGTTTTCATTTTAATATAGTTATCATTCAAGTATGGTCTATAAGTTGTCACATTATCAGGAGAAATTATTGACCTTCCACCTACCAAAGAACAGGAAATATCAACATCACCAAGTTGATTCATACCGTCTGCTTTGATATTAAAAGAGCTAATAAAAGCTGGACCAAAAGATTTATGTGTTGGAATGCTTGAACAGAAAATTAAAGGGAATAAAGGAATTACTGATGCTCTGTAAATTACATTTTCTGCAGCATATTGTTGGTTTACATTTGTTGACAATATTGGGTTAAAAGAAAAACTACCTGAATATTGATACTGACTAAAAACTGGATGATTTAAAACCGATAAACCAGAGAAATTTGGTATTGGTTGATAAATGTTTTCACCAGCATTGTCAGTAAAATTTGAACAATATAATGGTTTGTAATCAGATGAAAATCTTTTATATTTAAAATTTCCTGATATATGGCTAGCTGAATTAGTCATATATATAGCTAACAAATACAAATCCCAAAAATGAGATCTTGAACCTACAAGATTTTTAACTACTCTATAACCACCAAATGACTTTTGTTGCAGAAGGTATAAATTTGTCTGTGTAAAGGGAGCCAGCTCACAAACATAAATACTATGTCCTGAAGATGGGTATATTCCATTTATGACATTATTTATAATATCTGGCATTTATTTTCCGCCTGTCATCTCTAGCCATTTTTTTGATAAAGCTTTTACCAATTCATATCTCATCAAGCTAACATTATTAGGATCTGGATAATAAGTTTCTTCATTATCACCATCTTTAATCTTGATGACAGAAAAGAAACTAATAATAATATTTTTGCAGAGCACAGAGGTTCTCAATAATGGATTTCCAGTTACAGAATTGATAATAGTTGCGTCTTCTATAATATTTGACATATCAGCAAAATTTCTTCCTTTGACATCGCAAGAAATTTCACAATCACCACTTGGATCAATCTTATAACAAAGAATATCACCAGCATCATTTTTTATGATTTTGCAATTAATTTTAAGTTCAAATCTTTTGCCAGCATCTACAAAAATACTCATTAATAACTTCCTGTTGGTTTTAATATTGGGTCAAATGTATAGTTTTGAGTTGCTACTGAAAAATTAACTTTGCTCTTTTGAAAATCCATTCTAGAATGTTCTTGAGATTCAGTTGACCATACAACTTCAGGCAATTCTAACTTAATTGGCCCCATATCAAAAGTTATACCGTCATTGTTTACGCTACTTGGACCTGATAAAAACTCAACCATTGCCCAAGGTTTTATTGGCCCAGTATATGTAATTGATCCTGAAATTTTACGTCCCTCAGAATAATATGCATAGGGCAATGAATTTTTAAATGAATTTATTTTTTTATCACTGCTTTTGCTATTTAAGGTAAAAACTGGTTTCAAGTTATTTTCAATACTTATGTCCATTTCAGTAACATAAATACTGTCTAGTTGAGATTGTTGAAAGCCTCTAAATAATTTAGAATCTAAAATACCACCCAAGCCAAATAGACCGTATTCTGGAGCACTTTTATAAACTCTTACATTATAACCATTCAATATATAACTTGGTTTTTTCTTAAAATAATTCTGTATTATGGAAGCAAAATTATTATACATTTGAACCTGATAAGTTCTATCAACATTCAAAACTTTCAAGTCTATATAAGCAATAATTTGTTCTCCAGGCTTAAAATTTATTGCAAACTTTTCAACAAGACATCCACTCAATAGTCCTTGTTTCAATGTAAATAAGGAGAATGAAGCTTCTTTGCCATTTGATTGTGGATAAGCTGAAATGTAAGAAGTGTCTCTAGCAAAAGCAGCATTAACTCCAGCTCCAACAGTTAATAATCGATTAGCTTTATCAATTGCAGTAACTGTCACTAAATCATAACTTGTGTTTGTGTCTGATTTTATCTTTGCTTGAAAAGGTAAAGATAATCCCATAAATTCAGCAATATTATCAATGTAAAGCTGACTTGTTCCAGCAGCAATAGTAGAGGAATTATCAGATGTGAATCTACCTATAAAAGATGTTGGAGAGCCTTTAAAAGCTTCTATGCAGTAATCGAAAAAAGCTGCTAAAGAAAAATCCAAATATCCCCAGCTATCCACTTTGAATGGAAAAGTAAAACTAACATTATACTCTTTTGGACCTAATTGAAAAGTATTTGGGTTTGCTCCTTCTCCTGCATATCTTTCTCCAGCGTCAGATTCTTGAGCACCTTGTATGTTAAAATTATCTATAGAAAATAAATAATTTGTGTTGATATTAGAAAATGATAAATTAAAATCAGGGTCTTCTCCAAATTCTCTAGAAAGTGCAAAAATATCGTAATAACCAGTTTCAAAAGATGGAGCATATAAATGTGAGCTAAAGTTATTATAAGCTTCTTTGTAGAGGTATTGTGATGGTGAATATTCTGAGCTGCCAATACTTGGAACTGTTACTGTTTGATCTGCGCCAAAAGCTTGGATATTTGATTTAAGTGAACTGGCTTTAATACTTTTTCTCATATCAAAACCTATGGTGTAGTTTCAATAGTTATAAGATCATAGATATCCCATAAAATTGGACCATTATTTATTCTTGTTACGTCAGTTCCAGGAACTACATAAGCATCTAAAACTCTATCAAAAACTTGTAAATCATTGCCTAATGGAAATCTTTGATTTCTTGTTGTACCTTTTGGAATTGTTGTTGTAAGAGTTGTAGGTGTACCTGTATTACCAAGCTGAGCTATAACTGTAACAACTAAATCATTTTTAATTGTTTGATCATCTGTTGTTGCAATTCCAGTTGTAGAGCCATTGAAAACAACATTGGAGGAAGTCAAGTCATCAACGTAAGGGACATAGACTGATAATTTTCTAGCTTCTAAAGCTATTCTATTTGTTAGCTTGATTCCACGTCTCAAGATTTCTCCTGATATATTTCCATCATCAAGATATCCTCTAAACTTGTAGTAAGCTGTTCCACCTGTACCTGTCCAAGAAGATCCGCTATTTATAGATGTCAAACCTTGTCCAGAGCTGCCTGCAATAACTCTAGTATAAAGAGTAGTTGATCCTAGGCCAGTTGCAAAATCTGATGGCTTATTAATCATCAACCAATAACTTGCGCCTTGTAGTAGATTTGCTCCTGTGCTGAACTTGACGGTGTATTCGTTTGTACCTTGTAGAATATCAGAATTTCTTATCACTGAAGAACTTGTGATCATTCCATTTGGTGTTGGTGTCGATCCAGTTGCAGAATAAATAGATATATTTATGCCTGTTGTTCCAGATCCAGTAGTTTGACCACCAGCAGTATATTTTAATTTTAAGGTAACTCCGCCAACAAAACAATTTTCGTTAGGAGTTATCTTAAATGCTGTCAATCCATTTCTTAAAACCAAATCTGTATCATCTGTAATTGATGTCATTGTGTTATAAGCTGGATACTGAATTTCATTGACATTAGTAAGTTTTCTTTCTATCAAATCACTGCTTAATTGTGGTTTTTTATAAACGTGGTAAAAGAGTGGATTTGTTATTCCAGCACCTGACCAATTTAATTCAACAAGATAATTACTAGAAGTGAAATTTGAAGAAACAAGATTACTATAAACTGGAATACTTTCTACGTATTCATCTGTTGAAATATTATAAACAATAGTAGTGCCATAAATCTGAGTTCCAGATGATAAAGAAGAAATATAATTAGAACAAGGGATAACTAAATTAGTAAACCCTGTTGCTGATGCTGCATTGTTGCTTCCAATTGCTGAGTTGTAAGTAATAAGATCTCCTCTAAAAATAGCAAATGTATGCTGAACATCAGATCCAACAGTTTCATAATAAGCTTTTGCAAAATTATAGGGCAATTCAAATCTTTCTAAACCACTAAAAGATGTTCCCTTTGAATAAAATTCTGTTTTTCTAAATGGCTGTGTAGCTAAAAGTTCTCTATTAGTTTGACTAGAGTTATAAGAAACTGTATTCAAATATCTGTAAACTGCAGAAACTGTATTTGTAACATAATCATTTGTTTGATAAGCAGCTAAAGCATTATTAGCATTAGTACAGCTTTGAATTATTAAACTTTTATCTGCAGAATCACCCAAAATTTGATAAGTTGAAATATCTGTTGGCATATCTACAATTGTTCTTGTCAATCCCGTTCCTGAATCAACAACTACTGGATTTTCAGGATTTTTAACCATTACTTTACTTATAGGAATCCAACTTTTGGGTAATGGTGGAAAATAAGTAAAAGTATTTATATTTTCACTTGTTTCTAAAACTGGAAAGCCTGTAATATATTTGACTCTTGGCTGAAACAAGAAAGTTACAGGATTATCAAGATAATAAGTTGCAGGTAGTGATCCGAAAGAAGAACCATTGTAGTATGATGGATCTACAATTAATCCAGTCAAATCATCAGTTACATTTGAAAAACTAATCAAATAATTGCCAACAAATGCCTGAATTGGAAAACCTAAATTTACAGCAATAGTTGCATCTTTTACATATAAAACGTTTGTTCCTGACAAACAAGTTGTGCTTACTGTCGTAGTCCAAGTTTGAGTAGCTTTTTTTACTTCAGATATAGGCAATCCCAAAGTAACTCCGTATTTATAACTTGCACCAAATCCACTTGAAGAATAATTTTTTGACCACTCTTTCTTTAGTGGAATTTTTTGTGGTTGTAAGTTGAAAACAGAACCATTGTACGCAACTTGTCCACTTCTTACAGTAACATAATAAGGATCATATGTAATATCATAAGTTGTTTCACATCCTAATGGAGCTGTTTCAAGAATGCCAAAATAAGGGATTCCTGTATTAGCCATTAAAAGCAAATTGTTGATTTCAAAGATAGAAGAACCAGGAGTATCAATATCTCCAATGCCATAATTTAAAGCATCGTAAATATTGCCCACTGTTTTTGTCAATTCAAGAACTATCTCTTCTACTTTTGATGATATTGCCATTTTAAATATTTATACTCAACTCTGATGATAGATAGGATAAAAGTCTGGTTGGTAATGGTTTCCCAGAATTTTGCCAATAAGATTTGAAATCTGGATCCCAAGTTGAACTTCCTGTCCAATTTGTAATGATTTCTTTAGTTAAATTTTTCTGCGTATTATATTGTTCTGAAATTAATACATAATTTCTTATAATTGATGCTACTAATATTTTAGAAATATTTTCTTCAGTATAGCCAAAATAGCCTCTTGGCAATCTTTCATCTATAAGCTTGAAGAAAACTCTAGAATTTTTGATTGTTCCATCATAATAAGAAACGTCAGCAATAAATTTATAAATTTCCAATTGATATGTTTTGTTTGTAGTAAAAGAAAGCTCTTGAGATGTTCTTATAATTTCTTCAGCAGTATCTATATCAATGTCTTTGCTAATGATCAATGGGCTCCCACTAGGATTACTAATAGGTCTAGCTAAAGAAAAAGTAATGGCTTGTCCCCCTGTATTATCGGAAGTCAAAAATACTTTTCCAAATATATAGCCATCAGACATTGTGTCAAGATTTCCTAATATTTGCTGTATTGTGTATCCTTGCTCATTACCAGTTGGCAATTCAACATTTGATTTAGATAAGGCTGTTTTTACAAGTCCTTTTCCAAAACTCAAAACATTTAAAACCATATTATAATTTTGAGATTTTATAGCAGACAATCCATATAATAATTGCAAATTACGTTCAACTGTGTTATTTGACAAAGCATATTCTTGAGAAGCTAAGGCCATATCAACTGTACTTGCTGTTTGATCTAGAGCGAGCACTAAATTATTCATTGTGATCGCTGACGCATAATTCATTGCCATTATTTGTTCCTGATCACAATCTTGTCAGTAAGTGGAAATCCATAATATTGATCATTGATTTCTTCTAAAGTTTTACCGACAACTAAATAAGAGAGTTTTTCTATTTTGTTACTACTAATTAAAACTGGATTTGCTGATACATCTTGATAGAAAGAACTATCAACTTCCTGCCAAGTTGATGATCCTGTCTTTCTCCATTCCAATTTTAAATTATGAATATTTTGATAATTATTAAATTGTAATTCTAAAGATATTGGCTGTGAGCTTCCAATTGCTACATATGAGGCTGAGAATGATGTTGAAGTTGTGTTTTTCCAGTTGCTTATATAAGGTTTTTCTTCATTATTGATATATAATTTAACTCCACCATTTGTAGTTACTTTGAAATCAAAAGTTGACCCTAATGATGATTGAGCTGTGAAATTACCAACTGCAAATCCATTAAAATAATTTGTTTGCCCTAATCCACTAAAATTATCAAAATTTACATTATGATGAGCAGAAGTCAAATTGCTCATTTCATTACTATCAAAATCAAGATAATTCCAAGATGATTTACTATACCAATGAGTAATCCAAGTTGGTGATTTGTCAAGTTTTACATAAGTTGTTTGCAATTTATTGTCAACAAAATATTTAAGATATATATGAACATCATTTGCTCTTTTTATAAATCTATTTACATTATCTCCAAAATAATGAGTACTGGCAGATCCAGAAAGATTATTACTTAAGTAAATCTTGTAAATACTATTAGTTGAATCATAAACCAAGCTAGTAATTGCTGTTCCGCTAGCTATTACGCTTGAAGTTACTGCAATTCCAACCATCACTGAAGGATCAAAGTTTTCAAATGGCATATAAAGAAGATTTGTTCCAGAAGTTCCAGTAGCTCCAATCCCCACCACTCTAGAAACAAATGATCTTGGATAAATATAAAGTTGAGATGGAGTAAATAGTTCTTGGTTATTTATTGTCCAAAATTCATCTACATAGTAATCTGAATTATTTGCTCTAGTCTTATTAGGTTCAGGCATAAGTAAAGATGAGGTGCTAAAATCTCTATTAAATCCAGCGTAAATTTCATCATCTATTCCAAAGAAACTAACATATGGTGTGCCTGTAGAAATTGTCCAAGAATATCCATCGAAAAAGGCCATATTTGATAATGTTGGAGTTGATGTTTCTTGTATTTGTAATCTCAAATCATACTTAATGACATAATTTTGGTTTGAACTTGTTGTTGCACTTCCTGAAAGAGTCATTGCAGTAGATGAGCCAATAGAAGCAATTTCATACCAAGTTGAGATATCACTATAAGTTGAACTACCAAATCCTATAGAAGCATATTTTTGATATTTATTAAAATCTGCAGTTGTATTATTTGCTGGATTATAAAGTCCACTTACCGCTGTTCCACTTACACTTACTAACCCTAAAGTTTTAGCGTCATAGTTTGGAGGATTTGTATTTGATTCAAAAACAATCCAATAAGTTCTGTTTTTTGTGAGTGAATAATTCACATAGAAATAAACATCATCAAGAATATTTTTTATGTTTGTATAGAAAACTTTCGAACCTGTAATTAGTTTGGTATTAGGAAGACTATTGTAATTATCCCAAATACTAATTTGAATATAAGCATCAGGATTATTACAGACTGCTAAACTTTGTAGTCTAATTTTTAAAGATTTGATATTCTGGTAATCGTTTGGTGTAATTTTGAAAGCAAATCTATTATAATTGACGCTCTTATATCCACCTTTAGTAGTCTGATTAATATTTGTCGCATCAATAATAGGAAGTTGTTGTTTATATATATTTTCTAAATTATTGGCTGAAGCATCTGTAGTTGAATAGCCAGCTATACTGATTACAAATGAATCAGATCTCAAATCAAGTAAATTTTGTGCTGTGAATGTTTTGTAGTCTTTTTCTGCTCCAACAACTTCTTCATAGTTTGAAACCCAGTGTTTGTTTCTGTTGTATGCGTAATTAGAAACAGTCATTCCTATTTCTTTAATATTTGTAAATGTATTAGAAAATTGACTAGAATCAGGGGTGTAGAAAGATTTTGTTAATTCATAATCACTAATTTTGTCTTGAATTTCAGTTTCAGTAATATTAGGATTTGCCAACTTTAGATTGTTTATAAAATCTATTTCAGTTTGTTTTGTAGAATCAATGGGCTGAACTTGTTTGGTTAAAATTGCTCTACTTTCTCCCATTTGCATATTTGGGATAATTGCAGCGGTTCCATAAAGTCTATACTCTTCCATTGAGTTGAAAGTACCAGGAGAATTATTATTTCTTTCTGTTTGAGAACCTTGTTTGAAGTATCCAGAAGTAGTTAGATTTTTCTTTTTTCTATTAGAGTATTCGTCATCTGTAATATAGAACTTTGATGAATTTAACTTAATATTTTTTACAAATCTATCACTTTTAGAATTTTCAAAAACAATTGCAAATGAATAATCTTTAGTTAGTCTGTTTCCAGTATTTTCTTGATCTAATAAATCTGGAATATTAGAAACTTCTTGATAGAACTCGAACTCTGTATCACTTTCAAAATTGATATCTTTTAATGACATTCCATTTTCATCATATCTGAATGCAATTGTAGTTGGAGGATTTGCAAGCCAAGATATCATTGCATTAGCGCCAGATTCTTGAACTTCAATATTGATAGGCTCTGTTTCTAATGGACTGTTTTTGATACCATAAGTTTGACTATCTACAGTAGATTTATAATTTTCCTCAAGAGTTAAATATGTATCATTAATAACTGAAAGAACTTGCCCAAATAATGTCAAGCCATCAGAACTGTAAAGATAGTCACCCTCTGTAATCTCTGTAGTAAATTTAGATAAATTTCCAATAACAACATTATTTCCAGAAGAAATAGTAATTTTACCAGAACCTTTAGTTGTTTGATAATTTGATTTCAAAGCTGGTGCAATTGGATATTTTAACAAGTTGTGTAATAAAGTAGTTTTTTTAAAACTATTATTTTTTACATCTATATAGCTGGTGGTTCCATAAAGTTTAAAATTAGTAAATGGAGCTATCAAATCTACACTTAACTTATCGTATATATTTACATAATCTGAGCTTCTGGTAAAAGTTGTCATTGAAATAACTTCTGACAAAGTTTCATTTATCAAATCACTATCACCAATTGGAGAAACAGCAAAATTGTCTGCTTTTCTATCTATGTAGATGATAGATGCATTATTTAAGTTATATGTAGTGTTTGACTTATTCTTAATAATTCCTGAAGTTTTAAAAGATGGATAAGAAAGAATTATTCTTGCAATAATATCGTAATCATTATCAACTGTTGGGTAATTGTTAAAATCGTCCCAATCTACAGGAACAGATTCTTGAGGCATTGCTTTTCCAAAAAATAAATAAAAATCAATGTCTCCATTCTCATATTGATTTCCAGAGATAATATTTTTTGTAGCAACTACAACTGGTAGATATTCAAAAGAATTCAGTGAAACATAATTTGCCAAAGAGTTCGTATCTCCAAATGCGCTAAATGTTTCAGGATACAAATATCTAAAAGGCTCAGTCGTTGTTATATAATCACCATCAAAATATTTTTGATTTGTTTTACTTCTTGAAAAAAGATAAACATTTGTGTCATTTACACCTGTTTTTTCAAATGTAAGATAATTCTTGATATCTTTCTGTAAGTAAGTTTTTCTAGGATAAATATTCCAAGTCGAACCTAAATTGCTAGGACTGAAAGTAGTTGCAGTTCCTGAAGTATATGCTGGATAAGTTGATAGAAAATTTGTATCGTGAGTATCCCAATAAAAAGCTAAATGATACCAGTAATCTGCCGTCCAAGTTGCTGGAGTTTTAACTTTAAATAAATAATGATCTCTAATTCTATCTGTTGTGGAACCAGTAGATGAAACTTCTGAAATATTGTAAGCAAGATAAGTTAATGCTAATCCTGCCATAGTTCCGCCAAGAGAAAAAGTCGATCCTATACCTTGAGTTTTAAGATATGTATGAGAAGCAATACCTAAATCTTTTGGTGTGTTTGTATATGGATTTATAAATTGAGCACTTTCAAAATAAGACTTTGGAATTAAGATATGTGCTTCATTGTTTGAAACTGAGCCTGTATTTTTTACTGAAATCCATCTAGAAGAATTGAATAAATTTACTCTTTGATATGCACTTCCATCCCATCTTACAGGATAGTCATAATTTGTTCTTTCAGACCCATCACTAGGTTCAGAATTTATATTGTAAATAATGTAAGCAGTATTAGCATTACCAGCAGCATTGTATGGTGGGAGATAATATTGCCAAGCGTTGTAATCCCAAACTCCCCAGCCTTCTGTAGCTGGTGGATTATAGTATTGTGGTGTCCATCCACCTGTGTTAGCAAAGCTTGCTATTTTAGAATCTACAGTGTATTGACCACCTTGAAAACCAAAAGAAATTTTATCATCAGTGCCAAAAGTTTGATAAGGTTTTGTAGTCAAACCGTGAGGAGTAAGTCCAGCCAAATCGTAATCGTGAAATATTGTTGATCCTCTAAATTTAACTACAATTCTTTCGTAATCCAAAAAATATCCGTGTTTCGTAGACAAATCACCAATCAAATCTTTGTAAGCGTATTTTGCTTTTCCGATTTGATTGACAATAAATTCAAGGCCTTTTTTGGATACGAGACTCATTGTTAATATGCAGTTGTTGGTACATTATCTGGACCAAAATAAATTTGTCTAACTAATTCTTTAGCTGTAATTGTAATATTTCCACTTCTAAAAAGTTGTTTGCCTGTAGCATCATCTGAAGACTTGTTATCATTGCAAAGTACATCGTAAAGCATTCTAATAGGTTCAACATTATCTGCTTGCATTCTTAATATATTGTTTCTTGCAGTTGTAGATAAATTTGCTACTGATGTCCCAACTCCAACATCGTTATACATTCTGATAAATGCTTCTGCTGCTTTTCCAGAATCAGGCAAGGAAGGAGCGGATAGAGTTGCCGGATGTGTTTCTGACCAAAGAGTGTTAAATTCATTTGTTACTGTTGTTGCATATGAACTTAAAACATTATTGTGGTCAACAGTAAAGTGAGCTGGAGAAAGAGTAAATTTCTCACACATTGGACAAATATCAACCACCCAAATTCTTCTGTGTTTTCTCAATATTGATAAAATGATTCTAGTTGCTTCTTGAGTAACTCTTTCAGTAGTTTCAATATTATCAGCGCCAACATTTATTTCAATGCTTACATTATGCTCAAATTCTTGCAAACCAAATGAAATATCTTTTAGTGGAGAACTTGCACCTTTGAAAACAATAGCAATTCCATTAGGTCTTACTGCAGCTTCTCCAATATAAAATCCAGAAACAGGGCGATCAAAGATAACTGCTTCTCCCTTAGCATTCTTTGGTAATTCGTAAAATAAAATGCCCCTTAAGGTATCATAAACTCGTTCAAGCATTTATTTCACCTATTGACTTTGGCCTTTAGATCGTTTACCTTCTGTTGGGTTGTTGACAACGCCTCTTAATGTAGATCTAACAAATCTATCTCCACGAGTATTTCTTTGCCCAAATAATCTAATTTCGCCATTTTGAATTCTAACTATTTCATTTTGAGCAAAATCAAATCTAACTTTTTGTGCTTCAGAATATTGTGGATCAGCCCCTTGAAGTGCTTGCATATAATACATTTGAGCAGCTAATATTGCACAAATGACAGGTACAGGATGAGGATAGGACACATCTCCTCCCATATTAACTTGTTTCAAAGGAACATCATACATTGTAGCAAGACTTGCATCAATTTCTGCTGATGCTTGCTGAATGAAAAAATCTAAATTAATATTTGATGCAGATTCAGGAGTTGGGTTTCTGAAGTTCGGTATAGGATTGTCGCCTTCTGTAACTACATTAGGGGGAAGATATTGTTTGACATCGTTTGTTGTGCAATAAGAACGTGGCATTATACTACTCCTGTGTTTGGCTTTAAATATTTTGGTGTGTAATCAACACCTTCGTCACCTTGTACTAATCCCATTTCTTGTGCTGTTTTTCTTTGCATCAAGGTAAAAACATTTGAATTGTCTAAATCGTTAGCTGAAGTTGCGCCTGAATTTACAAATCTTGGAAAATCAATATCAATATCTCTGTATCCACCTGATTTTGCGTTAAAAATCTCAACACCATCAGGAGCATACTTACTTCCTTGCAATTTGTTTAATGTAGGTCCTAATTTTGAGTTGACGTTTGTTGCTAAAACAAATCCATTGTTGTCGTGTGCATAGCCACAAGCTTTGTCAATTGAAAGATTTCTTGGTACTGGCTTAAGTAAATTGTAAATATACAATTCTTCTTTACCAGAGCAGACATAAGTTTGTCCTGGAACAACAACAATATCCATCTGTTGTTGAATTGCCATTTGCTTAGCTCTCAATCCAACGTTTGGCGTATCTGGAGATAAAATGCCAACTATATCCAGGCCATTAATGATTGCTGACGTGAGAACTGATTTTATGGTTGAATTTAAATAGTCTTCGTTTGAAAATGATTCTTCTTTATCAATGAATATGCACAAATCAACTCTTAAGACATTTTTTCTAAGGGCTGTACATTCTTTTGCGATGTGATACCAGGAGCGTTCCATAATAAAGAAAATACTAGGCCAAGGCTCTTTTTACCTATCTTTTATTTCCACAATCAGGGCAGAACTTTTCCATTCCAGGAAAACTATATCCACATTCAGTGCAGAATTTTGGCATTTGAGGGGTTCCACATTTAAGACAGAATTTAGCATCTTTTGGAAGACTGTACATACAACCCTGATTGAGACAGTTCTTGAAATGTAGATTTTCAATCTGCTTACGTTCAGTAGTACCATCCATTTCATCGAGCTCAGAAATCAAAGCTGCTATATCAACACTGTTTGGAACTATTGAGTTCTTTTCGGCAATGCGAGCTTGTTCTATTGGTTGTCCAGCTTCAGAAGTCTTCAAAATAGGCTGATTTTCTGCCCATTTTTGAAATTCCGGACTGTCGAAAAGACTTTGCTTTGGTTCAGCACTAATATCCCCAGATTCATCGATTTTCAGGTCTATCTCACGTTCTGACATTACCATTTCATCCCCAAGCACTGTGTGACCAAATTTATTGACTTTTGGCTTGGGGAGATCTTCACGATGAGGATTGGTGAATGAATGTCTTAAGACCTTGATTTGTTCGTCGTCCATAAACTAATTTTACAGTTTATTGCTTCTTTTTATCGTCTCTTCTTTCGTATTTGAAGCTAACAACCTCAAAAGAATTAGATTCTTCTTCATCTCCAGCAGCGTATTCCTTTGCTGTATCTGAATGGCTTTCAATCGCTTGTAAAATCTTGGACATCAATTGTGTGTCTGGGATTGGTCCATTATGTTTTGCTTTAATTTCAACTGCAAAACTATGAACTGTTCCATCATCACCAACAACACTTACATTTGGACGTGGTCTTGCAAATGTTTGAATGTTTGGATTCATCCCAGTGTCAATTGTAGAATTTTCTGTTTCCATTGGTTCATTTTCGCCCATATCAAATACGGCATCATTGATCTTGTTTCCAAGCTCTGGGTTGACTTGTGCAACTCTTGTCTTGATATCGTCTAACACTCTTATTACTCTGTTCATTTTCATCCTCTTAGGTTTTCACTTTTTTACACCCATTAATAATGGGAATTAACATTTAATATAATTAAGTATATTAATGATCTTTAATTAAAAGAAAATTTTAAATTTAAATTTTTAATTAAATTGTTGATATAATAGCAAAGGAACAATTTACCCTCCAGTACCAATATTCCAGATATATCTGAAGAATCTACTTCTTCCTCCAGGCATATTAAATTCTGGTACAACAACTGATCTAATTCCTGGATATGTAGCAATAGGTAATTTTTCCAACATCTTTTCAAATTCTTCTTTGTACATTGTTGCTGATTGTCTTAAATCATCAGTCACTCTTGCATCTGGATCTTCAATAAGTAATCTTCTTTGTCTATTTGTCAAGCTAGTAAGTAAACTTCTTAGAATGTAGTAAGCTGCTCCATATACCAAAGCTGGATCATAAAAGTAAGGAGCTGCAGATACATTAGGATATTTTCTAGCACCAGGTTGAGAATTTATTGCTTGTAATGCCATATAAAGACTACTGTTCATATGGTCATTAGTAATCATTTTTATGCTATATGAAACTAAAACATTGTCATAGCTATGGATGTTTACAGGATCACCACTAGAATCAATAAAATAGATATTTCCCATAAAGTCATATTTGACCATCAATCCATTTGGATAGTTTTTTCCATCTGTATATTGAGATTCATATCCATCTCTATTTTTAATGATTGGATCATAAGTAGTATTGATTGTTGAATAAATTGGTGTTGTTTCTGATAATTGAATCAATGGATCTCTATCGCCTTGATTTGAAGGACCACTTATTCTTACTTCAGGTTTTGGTATAGAATTCCAAAAAGGAAATGCTACAGAACCAACACTTCTACTTCTTCTAAAAATTACTTCTTCATCATAGATAGGAATGTTCAAAAGATGCTCTAATTCATATCTTAAAGAGCTTTTTACGAGCAATTCATCTCCTAGCATTGGAGATGAAGTATTAAGTACATTTCCATTGGTATCTACTTCTTGAATTCTATAGTAGTCTGAAGGAGAACCATTTGTATCTACACCTTCGTTTGCTGGGTATGATACTGTTGCAATTGTTGTGTAGGTACCTTCAAAGTTTGAACTTTTTTGAATTTTATAAAAGGCAACATTTTGTGTACCAGTTCTTTCCCATTCAATAAAAATTCCTGGATATGATGGTTGTGTATTGTAATAAACTAAAGTACTGTTGTTAAATGATTGAGCCGAAAAATCGTTTGCCATATTTACTCCAAAAAAAATAAAGGCTACCCAACTGGATAGCCTTTATTCAGTCTAGATTAAATTTTCTAAACTCTTCTTATTGAGCCCTCTTCTCCATCGCCCATATCTGCTTCTAAATCAATTGCATCTGCAATAGCATCATAGCCATCATCAGCATTATCATCATAGTTAAAGTCTGCTCCGGCAACTCTTCTATCTCTGTTGTAGTTTGTCATCTCAACTTCTCTTACTGTAGATCCTCTTATTGCATCTCCAGGAGGTTCAGCTACAAATGCTCTGCCTCTAGTTTCAACACCTGAGACTGAACTATTTGCATCAAGATTCTTTTGCTGGGCTAATAATTGATTGATTATGCCAGGATTTCTTTGAACTCTTTCAGCAAATTGTTCAACTGAAAGATCTTCACCTTGTAATTCAGCTTGAGTCTGAGCAATGTCCAATGCCATAGCATAAGAAAGTGAGTCGTTTGCATATCCAGCAGTGGTGACATTATTGTCTTTATTAGAATATGCTTTCTCTGCATCTATGCTTTCTGCTTCAATAGTTTTTCCATCTACATCAACAGTTCGAAGGTTCTTATTATTTTGCTGTTTGAGAAGTTCTTTTTTACCTTTAATTGCTGCTTTTTCTTCAATACTATCAAATTGTTCTGGGGAAATTTTTCTCAATAATCCCAGACGAAGAGAATTTCTTAAGTCCTTGGATGCCTTGACTACTTTTGGATCTTCCCAAGTTAAGTCAATAGCTTGCAAAGGTCCAAAGTTTAATCTAATATCACTTACATAATGAGGACCAAGAGTTACATTTTGCACGATAAATGATTCTGGCTCTTGATTTACACTTTCATTCATTTTTTCAATCCTTTTTATTTACTGGTAAAGATGTTATACCGTCCAAGCCTTCTTTTCCGGTCCAATATTCATTTGATTTAGCTTCTCTAGACGTTGGGTCATATGAATTTTTTCTAACTGATTTTTGATCTTTGACAAATTCAGTCATTTGTTTTCTTTTGACAGTGGTTCCAAATTGTTTTTCTTTCGCTGTAAGACCTTCTTGAACAGTGAAACTATTGAAAACTCTTTTAGCTTCACCAATTCCACAAGGACAAGGAATTACAGGTTCGTATTCACTATAAGAAAGAGATATTGTGAATGTTTTAGGTTCAGTATCGCATTCGCAAAGGTATTCGTATCTAGGCATTTTTCGTTTTTTAAAAATAGAGATTAAAGGTATTTGTACAATATCTTTTGAAATCTTATTAAAGGAGTACTCAAAAATGAGTTCAGAAATTACAGACGCAGGGACAACCCATCATATGTATTGTGTTAAGTGCAGAACAATGGTTATGGTTTCAGGTCCTAAGAAAATTGTTATGAAGAGTAGTAGACATGCACTTCAAGGCAAATGTCCACACTGTTCTACATCTACTTTTAAAATTACAAAAGCAGAATAATTCCTATGAAATTTGTATTCAATGATAGTTTGACAGCATCAATATCAGCTAGTGAACAAGATTTAGCTGATGTTCGTTTTGTACCTAGCGGCATTATATTAGAAAAAAAAGTTGTGACTTCTGCAACTATTAACAATGTTGATGAATTATTTAACGCAATAAAAGGTTTCAAAACAAGAGCAGAGGTAGCAAATTTTCTCAAATCTAATGCTGATGCTCAAACTATCTTGAAAGATCCAAACAATATGGTTGAATTAGCTGGAAAAATGTCATCTATGTTTGGTAATAGTTCGAATACTTCAAGCGTTGGAGATGATCCTGTAGCTCAAGCAAATCAAATGTTGTTAGGTGGAGCAGATCAAGTTGGAGAAGCTGCATCCAAATATGCTCCTTATCTTTCTCAAAAAGATCAAATTATAGCAAGACTCAAACCTTTTATGTCTGATGTTCAGATAGGTGAAATTTTTAAGAGATTTTTAGAAGAGATTAAATTGCCTTTTACTGAAGTAATTGGTATTTTAGAATTCTGCATTCAACAATCTAGATCTAGTAATACAAATGTAAAAAATATAATTGATTTTTACTTAGAACATTATTCTCAAAAAAGACAAGGGGCAAATACAAAGAGAATTATTGAAACAGCTTGTACTTATCATAAACTTAATCCAACAGTTGATATTTTTTCTGTATTAAGAGATTCTGTTGCTGGAAATCAACCGAAAGTCAATTTGGGTTATTTATCAAAAGACCCTGATGCACAATTAGTTTTCAATAACTTAATTATGCTTTCTCAAGCAAATTTACCTGAACAAAGTGAAGAAATTAGAAGACGTTTTCAATCTAGTAGAGATGCGCTTCAAAACCAGCAACAAAAAGTTAATATGCAGAGAGCTATTTATGACATGATGAAAACTGAAGAAATGAATCTTCAGTTATCAAGAATTATTGGTTTTTTTGGAGATGCTTTCAAGGGTATGCTTACTCAGCCTATGTTTAGAGCATTGAAAAATATGTTTTATGATTTACGTGCTGGTGGAATTATCATGAATCAGGCGACTTCTATATTTGGTGCTGATACTTCACCAGAAGACAGAAGACAACAATACCATGAACAACAAACTGAGGGTGAAAACGTTTTTTCCCAAATTCCTGAAACAAAACAACCTTATACTTCGTACAATCAATATAATTTTTTAAAGTTAGCTAGTCCAGAAGTTACAAAACATATTTATGCTCAAACAGCACCACAAGCTGCACAGCCAGCAACAACACCTACACCTGAACAAAAAAAAGAAGTAGAAAATGGTTTTTCTTCTATTATGAGTCAAATTAAAAAAACTTATGATGAAATAGTTGCAAAGGTTACAGTTGGTGCAGTAAATATATTTTCTAAAATAAAAGATTTTTTTGATGCTCTTTATAATGCTTTTAAAACTTTATTGGATCTTATTCGACAAAATAAACTGACTCCTGCTGATCTTGAGAAACAATTTAGCAATGTAATAAGTGTACTTACTGGACAAAAATCTGGAGGTGCTGGTTCTATTGCATCAAGTGCACTCGGATTAGTAGTTCCTGGAGCTGCTCCTGCTGCAGTAGGAGCAGCAATTGGATCTGGTTTTACAAAGAAAAACTCAAGCTTACAAAATATTAAGATTTCACAGAGAGCTCCACAAACAGGCACTACCTATGCTGGAGGAAATAGAGTTACTCAATACATATATAATGCTACAGGTTTGATTGCTCAAATTGGAACTATTATTGCAAGTTTTATATATGGACCTGATTTAGTTGCTTCAATGTTGAAATCAGGAGATTTTAGTTCCTTAATTAATGGTATATTACCTTTCGTAAATTTTATCAAAAACAATATTCTTGAAATGTTAAAAACATTTAATTTCTTTGGTGGGCAAGCTCCTCAAAGTAATATGTTTTTAGATAATAAAGGTAATTTGACTGCTAGTGGGGCACAAATGCTTGCAAATTATAGAGAAACTATGATAGCACTTGGAGCATCTGACGAAGATGCAATGATTTTTGGCAGATTTACAGTTCAAAAAGTTTATTATATGGAGCAATTAAGAACTAAAGAATCAAATTTAAAAAGTGCAGAATCTCAAGCTGTACAAACAGGTAATCCAAACTCTCCAGAAACAACAGTTGGAGATTTGCCAGCAGATTTTCAAAATAAATTAAAAGATTTTCTTGATTTTTGTAGAAAAATTGAAGTTGAGTTTAAAGCTAATATAAATTTGTTTAGTACAGCTGTAAAAAACACTAAAAACTTTGATCAGGCGCAAAAAATACAAGCTGAAGGTCTTTTAGCTCAATTACAAAAAGATCTTATAGAGATACAATCAAAAATTTCTGAATGGTCCAGTATGAAAAATATTGCAGGCCATATGATGAGAAAAAGAGTTTTATTACAAAAGCTAAAACCTCTTCAGACACAATTAGATACTTTGAAGAAACTTGGTATTCCTATTTCAAACATTATTGCTTCTCCTAATGGCATATTAGCTCAAGTTGGCAGAATTAGAAATGAAGAGCAACAAGCTTTAGATACATTGAGAAAAGAGTATTATGAAAAAATAGATCTTCTCAAAAATCCTGATAAGATAGCACCTTTAACAAAGTATCCAACAAATACTGGTGTTACAAAATTGCCAGAAAGTCCCGATCAAAGTGTTTCATCTGAATCACCTTTTAATACTAAAGAAGATTTAGTTTCTGCACCTGGAGTAAAATAATGTTTAAAAAAGTTTTTGCTCAAGTAGATATTTACACTCCAAAATTAACTAAAGCTGATTTTGATAATAATGAATCTAAAATTAAGCAAGAAATTACTGATATTGAAAAAAAGTTTACACCAGATAGACAAATTGCAGTAAATGTAACATTTGATAATAAAAAAATGAAGTTGTCTGATTTTTTGAAAAAACTCAAACAACAAATTTTTGATTTAAATGAGATAAAAGATGTCAAAGGTGTTTACGATACAGCTTTGTTTTCAAATATTGGTGGAAAAAATGTTTCAGTTGATGCAAAAGATGCACAAGAAGCTTTGAAAAGAGATTTAGCTGCTCTAGAAAAGCAAATTCAAGTAAGAGAACAAACTTTAGCTGAAATTGACAATTACGTTGTCACACTTTTGTCGGGAGAAATGGGGCAATTTAATATATCACATACTAATGCAAAATTTGTCAAGATTGCCGATAAATCATCAGAAGAAGAAGTATTAGAACCTGTTGAAGAATATTTTGATGATCTTTACAATGAAACTCCAGGCAGTCCAAATTATGGTAAGTTGATGACTCATCCAGAAAAACACAGAAATGAATTATCAACTGAAGCACAAGCGCAAACTTCACAGCCAAAGTTTAAAAAGAAATAATCTCCTTTACAATTAATTTATGTTAGATATTGATTTTATCGAATATGATAAAATTTCAATTAAGTCAGACGCATTTATTACGTCTGCCGAATTAAATTGTTATTTTCAGTATATTCCGTCAACCAAAGCAATTTCTTATAACATTAAGAAAGAATTGCATACTGCTGGCACGACTGAAGATCCATATGATTATAAAATTCCTGACGTTTCTCAAAAAATTCTTCCAAGAAAACTTTATAGAATAAATCCTTTTCATACAAACTATTCTGAAAATTTAGAACTTAATAAAGTTAATATTGATCCTGATATTATCTATCCAACCAAAATAAAAGAATTTAAAGAAAAGAAAGTTGATTATAGCGCATTGGGATTAAATTCAGATCAAATTGAATTTATGATGGCATTGCAAAACTTAAAGTCTTTAAAAGTTGATGATTCATCTAGCAAATTAGATATTGAGCAATTTGAAACTGTAGATGAAAAAGTTATGAATGGTTTTTTTCAACTTTATCCAAGATTTATGGAAATGTTGACTACAGGAATGAGTTCAAATGGTTTTAATCAATTTTATGAAGATACTGAATCTAATGAATCTATAAGTGAGAATGAAGCACTTATAAATGAAAGCATAAAAAAGTTAGGTCTAAATCCAAGCGATGTTAGAATAAAAAAAAAATTTGAAGTAAGATCAGGTAATACTAAGAAAGACGAAGTAAATTCATATCTTCAGGATGTTTCTTTTTCAAACAACACTTCAAATAACACAAGATCAATCAACAATAATTCAGTAACAAATTTAAATCAAATCAATTTACAAAATAATAATAAAATAGATTTGCAAGTTCGTTCTTCTAAAACTATAAACAATATTAGAACTGCTAACAACACTGATTTCAATTTTATAAATAATACTAACAGAACTGTCAATCAACTTGTAACAAATGTAAGTAAATTTTCTGAAGCTACTAAAATTGATTTTGAAAATTTATATAAATCTTTTTTGAAAGATTTGAATATTACGCCTAATGTTGAAAATCAATTCTACAAGATTGTTAATCAATATAGTAAAAACTTGAGTATTGAATTTAATAAAATTTTAAATCATTCTGAAAAAACAGTATACGAAACAAATCTCAAGAACTTGACAAGTTCATATAATTTTTACAGACACATAGAAAACAGATATAGGGAATTTATTCAGAACTTAAATTTCTTCAGTCAAACTGTGGAAGATATCAAACAGACTGAAATCAATCTTAAAAATACATATCAAAATATTCACAGGCATAGTGTTACTCATAAAAACAATCATTACAAAAATATTGTTAACTTGACTAAAAATGTTAATTATGAATACACTGCAAATGATTATGAATTTCAATATGCAGTCTTGAAAACAATTAAGAATAGTAATCAGTATGTTGAAAATAAAATTACTAAAATTAAGAATGACTTAAACGTTGCTCAGCAAAATATTTCTTTTGTTCATCATAGAATGGTTCATATTCAAGAGAAGACTAATAATTATGTTGCTAGAGAAATTAGGAATGTACTCAATAATACAGAATATATTGATGACTACTCAAACATAATTGTTAACAAAATAAGCAATATTTCAAACAATCAAACAGTTAGAGCTTTATTGTCTTTGGTTACAAATGAAGAACAACTAAACAGTATTTACACAGTTCTAAGACAAAGTAACATTAACACTTCTAACATCAAGAATTTAGTAGATGTGATAAATTATTCAAAAAATAATAATTTAGAAATTACCAAAGTTTCAAGCTCAACAGTAGAAAATATTAAGAATTTAGTCAGCCTTTCTAAAAATATTGTTGATTTCAATAATACTGAAAATAAGATAATCCAGAATGTTGATAAAAATATTGTTAACAAATTATCTTCATCTAATTTTACTGAAGAAATAAAATCTTTTGTCAATTTAACTGAATCAAATTCTTTTACAAATATTGTCAAAAGCATTAATAATGTAAATCATCAAGACGTCAAGAATTTACTATCTCTTTTATCAGATGTAAAGAATTTGTATTCATTATCCAAGTTCAGTAATATTGATTCTACAAACATTGAAAATTTATATAAATTGATAAATTATTCTAAAAATAATAATTTTGATATTACAAGAGTTAGTGGATCAACAATTGAAAATATTAAGAATTTAGTTAGTCTATCAAATAATCAATTCTTATCTAAAATTGATCAAAATATTATTAATAAATTTTCTTCTTCTAATTTTAGTGAAGAATTAAAATCTTTTGTAAATTTATCTGAATCTAAATCTTTCACCAGGATAGCGCAAAGTTATAAAAATATTTCAAATATTGTTGAAAATTTAAACACAACTTCTATCAATCCTAAATTATCAACTTTTTACGTCGATCAGAAAAATGTTGATAATTTAAATATTTTGAAAAATGTACAGAATGTCCAGCAAATTAAAGAATTATTGCAAGTTGTAAATAAAGCAAATACTTCTTATGTATTAGAAAAGTTATCAAACTTTAATACTGAAAATGTCATTGAGAAAATCAATTTACTAAAGAACATAAATGTAACACAGGATATTAAGAAGACAGAAAATATAGTTAGAAAAATAACTAGATTAGCCAGATATAATAACGTGAAACAGCTTACTGAAAATTTTGAAGAAATTACAAATTTAGAGAACAATATAAGCACAACTCAATTTAAGACTGAAATACAAAACTTAAAGAATCTTATTAACTTGACAAAAAATGTTGATCAAGTAAAT